AGGAGTTCCAGAAAAACTGCCGTTTCATATTCACGTGTAACTTTAAGAATAAAATCATAGAACCATTACATAGTAGAACAACAGTAATTGATTTTAATGTCCGTGGAAAAACTAAACAATCTCTGGCAGCACAGTTCTTTGAACGCTGCAGAGACATCCTTACCAGAGAGGAAGTACGGTACAATGACAAAGTGGTTGTACAAGTCATCCAAAAATACTTCCCAGACTTCAGAAGAACACTCAACGAACTCCAAAGATATAGTTCAACAGGTTCTATCGATACTGGAATCCTCGCAACGCTAGGTGATGCTAAGATTGATTCTCTTACAGGATATCTTAAAGAGAAGAAATTTAATGAAGTAAAGAAATGGGTTACTCAGAATATTGATAGTGATCCTCAATCTATCATGCGTAAACTGTATGATAGTTTGTCTAGTGTTATGGAAGGACCGAATGTTGCTGCAGCAGTTTTAATTATTGCAGAGTATCAATACAAGTCTGCCTTTGTAGTAGATCAGGAGATTAATCTTCTTGCATGTTTAACACAATTAATGGTTGAGTGTGAATTTAAATGAGGCATAGCAAACTACGTCCCCAAGTTATAAAAGAGTGGGCAGTCCCTGGTGGTAAACCAGGGATACTGTACCACGAAACTGTAAGTGATGGGACTGCGTTAAAGGATGAGATAAAAAGACTTGAAGAATGTGGTGAGTTACATTTGTATGAAGAGTATGGTGGAACTGATGCTAAAGGAGCACCACAGACTGTTAGAAGAATAGATCCTACAAGTACAAAACCTTGTAGGTGTTGTGGTGTTATTAAACCTTTAAGTGAGTTTAAACAAGAACTTAAGAGGATGGCAGATGGATCGAGAAATATTTGTACTTCTTGTTATAGTTTAAATTGTAGTTGGGCAGGAGAGTTTAGAAAGAATTTTAAAAAGAATACTCCTAAAGAAGATTGGCCAACTACTTGTGAATGTTGTGGAGCAGAGGTTGGATTTGATAAGTTACATGCAGATCATGATCATAAAACTTTTGAGTTTAGAGGATGGTTATGTTCCTATTGCAATAGAGGATATGGATCTATAGGTGATACTGTAGAAGCTGCATTAAGACTTTATAATTATGCAAGAGGAATTAAAAATCCTCCTCGTGTAGTTGACTCTAAACCTAAAGTAGTTACACCATTAAATCCTTTAGAACAATTATTATGAAGGTAGATTTATTTGAGTATCCTTGTTTTCAATATAAGATTCCTAATTGGGAAATTTGTGTACAGCAAGAGATATACAATAGAATAAATTTTTCTCAATTTAAAAGAGATTCCTTAGATAATTTTTGGACAGATAGAGGTAATAGTGATTACTGTAATTATATTCAACAGTTAATACTTCCTCAACTTAGTATGTTCTGTGCAGAGGCACAGATTACTTGTCATATGACTGATGCATGGACTGCTAGGTATGATAAAGGTGATTATCAATTACCACATAATCACCGTTCTTTGGGTTTTAGTGCTATAATATACATAGAGTATGATCCTAGTGTTCACACTCCAACTTGTTTTATTGCACCGTGGCAAGACCCAAGATGTGATAAAACTATTTTGAAATTTGCAGATGTGGATGAGGGAACTATGATAGTATTTCCTAGTTCCACTTTACACTTCGTTCAACCTAACGAATCGGACAAACGTAGAACGATTCTATCATTCGATCTTTTACCCGATGAAACCAGTTACTAACCAAGACATTATGGAGGAATTAAAGGTGAGTAAAAAAGAAAAATTAAGACACCAAGTAAAGAGTAGATTTTATTATCTGTTCTGGGGTGCTGCTACTGTCTCTGTTTTTGTAGGACAGTTATACGTTGGTTCTGGGTATCGCCAAATGTCTAGATCATTTAACCGTATTATGGATGCTATTGTTGTACAGATAGAAGAGGGACCAAGGTTCTATTAATATGTCAGAGATACCAAGTGACCTTTGGGAAGACATGGATAAACTTAATATGCTCTATGAAGAGTTGTGTTGGGGAAATTTTGATATATTAGAATTTAAAGCAGATTATAAAAATAACCAAATTATAATCAGAAACAAAACTATGGACTCACGTGAATGAAATCTTTAAAGACACCTCTCCGCTATCCAGGCGGGAAGTCTCGTGCTGTCACAAAGATGGCACAGTACTTACCAAATCCAGCATACTTTGCTTCAAACTATAAGCAATATAGAGAACCGTTTCTTGGAGGTGGTTCTGTTGCTTTGTACATCTCTAAGTTACATCCTCAGATAGAAATTTGGGTTAATGATTTGTACGAACCCTTAGTTAATTTTTGGCATACATTACAGGATGAAGTAGATGAACTTACAAAAAGACTCAGAACATTTAAAGGAGCATACTCAACTCCAGAAAAAGCAAAAGACCTTTTTCTGGAGAGTAAAGAATTGGTTGGTGATGCCAGAGCCAGTCTCGTTACCCGTGCTGTTAGTTTTTATATTGTTAATAAGTGCTCTTTCTCTGGTCTCACAGAATCAAGCTCCTTCTCCAAACAAGCCTCCAATTCCAATTTCAGTTTACGAGGCATAGAGAAGTTACCAGGATATTCTGAGATAATACAGAACTGGAAGATAACTAATTTATCTTATGAAGAATTATCAACTGATGATAAGAGTGTATTCACTTATCTTGATCCTCCTTATGAAATAGGTTCAAATCTATATGGTAAGAAGGGTGGTATGCATAAGTATTTTGATCATGATGAATTTGCTCATGAATGTGATAGACATACTAACCATCAGATGATATCATATAATTCATCCCAGTTGATTAAAGATAGATTTTACGACTGGAATGCACATGAATATGATCACACGTATACTATGAGATCCGTTGGTGATTATATGAAGAATCAACAAGAACGTAAGGAACTCGTATTAACTAACTATGGCATATGATGATCGTTATCCTTTAAAGGATTATCTTAATAGTATCAATATTAATAAGGATAATCTTATGGAAGATGATCCTGGTTGGGAAAAAAATTACCCTCCTTATGTAATTAATAAGTGTATGTCTCATCATATGGATACCATTATGTTTGCTAATGAAATGAATCGGTATCCTAATCTTGATAAGCATTTACAATATTCATTTTATCTAAATACTGTGAGACCTAAGAAGAGATTTTCTCCTTGGTCTAAGAAACAAACGGTGAAAGATCTTGACCTTGTTAAGCAATACTATGGTTATAGTAATGAAAAAGCCAGACAAGCATTAAGAATTCTATCTCCCAACCAACTTAATTACATTAGAGATAAACTGAATAAAGGAGGGAAGAAATGAGTGAGGTTTTGTGGACAAAGGATGATATGGTGGAGGTGAATTTAAAGGAGCCAGATGACTTCCTTAAAGTTCGTGAAACTCTTACACGTATTGGTGTTGCTTCAAGAAAAGAAAAGAAGTTGTACCAGTCATGTCACATCCTTCATAAGAAAGGTCAGTATTACATAGTACATTTCAAAGAACTATTTGCTTTGGATGGTAAGAAAGCAAATCTATCTGAGAATGATGTACAAAGACGTAACAGAATTATTAGATTACTATCAGACTGGGGTCTTGTAGAGATTGTAAAGGATAGTGCAGTCCTTGATGCAGCACCATTAAGTCAGATTAAGGTAATTGCCTATAAGGAAAAGAGTGAATGGACTCTTGAGTCCAAGTATAATATTGGAAAGAAAAAGCAGTCTTCAGATTGATATATAATATAGTCACAAATACTATTAATGTCTGAAGACCCGAAAGAAGAAATAGTAGAAGAACATCATGAAGAGAAGAAAAAAGGTCTCTTCGGTAAAGTAAAGTCTGCTATTATACCAGATCCTGAAGAGCAAGCAGCGATCATCTCCACAATGGTGCGTATCACTGTTCTTGCCTGGTCGGGAGGAATATTGACATTGAACTATGTTGCCATACCAGGTGTACCACAACAGAAAATAGATCCAACTTTCATAGCTTCGGTTTTCACTGGAGTTTTAGCGAGCTTCGGGATTCAGACAGCATCCAAGAAGGGTGATGGTACTATGAAGATGGATAAGAATGGTAATCCTGCTAATGGTAATGGAGGAAATGGTGGACCTGTTCAAACAATTAGAATTGAACAAGCACCACTAAAAATTATTGCTGTTGATCCTAACAGTAAAGAAAAGAAAACTTATGAGATTTAATCATGAAATTTAAATTTAACGATATTGCTAACGCTATAAGTGTTGCATCTGGAGTAACACTCGCTGGTATTCTAGCAGTAGGAACTTACGTCTTTGTAAACAAGGATGCAATTATAGATGACATTAAAGAAGCAGCAATCGAATCCGTTCTAGGTGGAATGGGAGGAGGATTAACACCTGAACTTCCTGTAGGTACTCCAGACCTTCCAGCACCTCCTGCTGATCAAGCTGCTGTTCCTTCTGTGGGATTACCTAATTAATGGAT